GCAGCACCCGCAGCCACCTGCGGGTTCGGGTCCGTGGCGGCAGGTGCGCCGTCCGGGTTCAGCGACACGTTCTTGACGCCGCCGAACGAGAACGAGTCCTGCACATGGTCGTCCGGGCTGATCACCCGGATCGTGTGGGTTGCAGACACCGGAATGTGGGTGATCGTGCCGTCGGTGAACTCGACATCGAGATACATGGGGTGGGATCTCCTTCAGTTGGGTTAGAGGGCTTCGACGCCCCACTGGTCAAGCTCCGAATCCGCTTCGGTTTCACGTTCGATAAGCCGCAACACCGCCGCGGCGCGCGGATCGTCTGGCTCCTCACGGGGACGTTCCGGCGGCTGCTGCCACGACATCGCCCCGTACCTGGCCGCGGCGATCGCGTGTCCGTAACTGGACTCCCATTTCGGGTCGACGATCTCGCCGGCACCGACACGCTGCCCAACCGGATCCTGATTGACAGGCGCCGCTTTCAACTGGTCGACGAGTTCAGGTGACCGGCCACGAACAATGAACAACCTAGGCGCCCCGGGCTCGCCGGCCCGGGGATGCCAGACCGGGAACACACGAGACTCGTCTGGTTGGAGTAGCTCGAGCAGACGTGCCCGGCCGGCTTTGCGGTCGTTGTTTGCCTGCACGAACCCGTCGACGTCGCGTTCAAGGTATTCGGTGACGATCGACGCGGGTTCACCCATCCGGGTTTGCGTGCCGATCCTCGCCCACATCGACGGGTCCGCATACGACACCGGCGACTGGATCAGCCAGCCGCGTTCGTCACGTGGCCACCATCCCGGCTTGTCCGGGGTGCCGCGCCGCTCAACGAGCGCGGCGGCGTGCGCGGAAACAAGGCCGGGCTGGTAGTAGCTGTCGAACACGACGAGGTTTTCGTCGAAGTCGGCCGCCCACGCGAGTGTGCAGGTCGGGTTCGATAGCCCGTGGTCGTGTGATTCGAACCTGAGCCATTCGGCAGGGACAGGGAACGGGTCGACCAGGTGGGTGTCTTCACGGAAAGACGCGAACGCGGCGCCTTCGAAGATCCCCCAGTCGCCGTCACGGAGCTGCTTCCTGAGCGTCGCGTCGAGGCGCTCCATGCTCTTCTCGTATTCGGCGACGTCGAGGCCCGGGTTGTCTTCCATCTTGGCCGGGATGAACACACCGTGCGGGTCACGACGGTCAGGGTCGATGAACCGTTTGAACACCCAGGCGTGTCCGATACCGCCCGGGTTGCTGGCGGAGCGATGTCGGATCGGGATGCCCAACGCGGCAAGGTCTTTCCGGCGGCGTGTGCGGGAGAACAGGTACTCGTACTGTTTCTCGGAGAACTGGGTGAGCTCGTCCCAGCCGACGAACTGGTAGGCCGGCCCCTGGTAGTTGTAGACGTCGTTGTCGTGTTCGAGATACCCGAACGTCAACGTTGCGGTTGACGGGAACGTCCACCGTTTCGCGTCGTCGTTCCAGCGGGCATCGGTGTTCGCGAGCCACTCTTTCGACCGGGACATGATCGCGTCCGGCTGGTCCAACTGGCGGAACGTGCGGCGCAGGATCAGGGCGGCGTAGCCGGGAACATCGACGTACTGCAACGCGGCCGCCAACAATGCGTCGGACTTGCCGCCGCCGGCGGCGCCGCCGTAGAACGCCTCCAACTGGTCCAGGAGCAGAAACCCGGCCTGCGGGGCGGAAACGCTACTCAGGTTGGGCCAGTACCTCGCTAGCGGCGGGTAGAGCCGGGAGAGCATCTCCGCTGCCGAGTCCGGGGATGGCTCCTGCCCGGCGGAGAACGGCTGCGACATCGGCGAGGCTCACTCCTTGCTGGACTTCGATCGGTCCGCCCTCCGGCCCGCTCACCTCGATCTGCTGGCGGTGTGCCTGCAGCGCCAGTGCTTCGGGGAGCCGTGTGCGGGCGAGGAACTCCAACAGCCGGTCGGAGTAGCGGCGAACTTCGCCGACCATGACGCCTTGGTGGTAGATGGGTTCGTCGATGCCGTCGATGGCGCGGCGGACGAGTTCGGCGCGGATTTGGTCGTCGCTGTAGCCGCGGGCTTCGAGGTAGTCGTCGCGGAAGTCGGGGTTCGCGGCAAGGTACGCGTCGATCTCGGCTTTGGATGGTGGTGCCTGGGTGGTGCGTTCGTGGCCGCCGTTCGCGACGTAGGTTTTCGGGACGGTCACGCCGAGTTTCTTCAGCACGGATCGGTTGCCTGCGGAGTGGTTTCCGCGGACAGCGTTCAGCCATGCCGCCTTCTGCTCATCGGTCAGCTCAAGGACAGGCTCAGGCTGCGAGCTGTGCGGCTGCATGTCTGCGGGCACGTCTCACCTCCACCGGCAACGGCTCGCCCACAGCAGGGTCAATGGTGCCGGCCACGATCATCCGCCACCTGGTGACACGGATCGCGTAGACGAGCGCCAAAGCCGGGTCGCCGCCGGCGGCGTCCAGACAACGGTCGGCGAGACTACGTGTGCCGCGTTTGATGGTCACAGGCCGCGTCTTCCCTGCAATGTTTTGTGCTGTCTGTACCGTTGCGCCGCCAACTGGATCGCCTGTAACGCGTCCGCCGGGATGTAGTCGGGTGACATGTCGCCGTAGAGGACGCGGCGGAGTTGGAAGTCGTTGGGGGTGTCGCAGCGTTTCGCGATCTCGAACGCGAGTTGGACGGAGTAGCAGGGGCGGGTGTCCCAGCAGTCGTCGTCGTGGATCCAGTCGCCGGTGAACAGGAGACGGAGTTCGTCGGTGGCGACCATAAGCCGCCTCCTCGAAGCGGTGGAGTGTGCCCCGGTCGTCTGGCCTTGACTTGACCTACGCCGCTCGGTGGCGGCCTCCCAGACTCGAATAGACCGGGGCTACTCGGGGCTGCCGAACCGGCGGAACGGGTCGGCCTGGTAAGCCCTCGCCTGCCAACCACCGTTCGCGAGTGAGACGACGTGGTCAACCACGAACCGTTCGCCCTCGCTCTCGACGCTGGTCCCCTCGGCGATCGGCGCGCTGCCGGGCTTGCCGATCAGCGTGAGGTACGTCACCGTGGCGCTCGAGGTCACGCTGCGATCCTATCGTCGTCCGCCTCAACAACCCCGGCCGCCGCTGCACCGGACCGGATCGCCTGCACGATCTCAAGGAAACCCGACTCGGTCACGATCCGAAGCGCACGGTCGGGGTGAATACCCGCCTTCTTGCGGGCCGCCACGGCGTCGTGTCCCTCAGCCATCAACGCGAGGAAGATGCCTTTGCGGCGCAGCGAGTCGTCCTTGCCCGGCCTCCCGACACCGTTGAAGCCGCGCTCTGGCATGGCGTCCTCCTGAACGACAGAAGCCGCTCGGGGCGGCTTCGGGCATAGCTCGGCTACAGGCTGGTCGCTGGAAAGGTAGTTCCAGGGTACACCGAGGCTAGCCGCTCCGCCAGACGGACTCGTCACGCAGCGGCGCCTTGGCGGTTGACGATCGTGTACACCGTCGAGATCGACAGCCCGTACTCGCGGGCAATCCACTGCGGTCCGCGTCCGTCCCGGGCGTGTTTTCGGATCTCCCTGTCGCGGCGTTCGCGTTGCAGCTTCGTCAACACCTGCCCATTCGCATGCACGGTCCGTGTCGCGTGTTCTTTCGCGTTCCGGACCACGTCCCTGGGGACGATGATCGGGTCGGGCATGCGTGTGTCGATGTACGCCAACGTCAGCTCGACGAGCCGGACCTCCCGGTTTGACAGGTCGGTCGGGTTGCGTGATGTTGGGGGCAGGTAGAGCTCGTCGAGTAGCCGGAGCGCTTCGACGGCATGCACGGTGACGGGGGTGTACAGGGGTGGTTTGTTTGCGTGGTGTAGGACGCCGGACATGGCTTGGTCGAGTTCCCGGTATGAGCCGGCGTGGTTTTTGCGGTCGATGGCGTGGAGCATGGCGTCGAGGGCGTCGCGGTTGGCTGTGCGGTCGGGGTCGGCTGGTTGGGATAGCCATGAGCCTGGGATGGGGGCGTGGCCTGTGCCTTGGCAGCGGCGGCACGGATTGCCCTTCACGACCCCGGTGGGGTTGCCTGTGAGGTCTTGGCAGTCGGGGCAGCGGACGGTTTTGGTGTCACGCTGGATCAACTCACCCAGGCTGATGTCACGTGTCTCG